CTTTGTAGTTACTACGAAAACCATTATCTACTGCACGAACAAGTAATTGATTGCCCCATTGGGCGATATGTGTGTAAAACTTCATTATGTAAATATACCACCATTAGGGGGAAATGTCAAGAGAAAAGTGTATACTGAGTTTGTTCTTCGTTTACGAAATACTTGTCCAACATCTCAAGTTGGTCTTGATATTTTGCCATCTCCATGAGTTCATGTTCAACGGCATCAATAATATCCGAATGTTCTCCAATCCCTGCTGGATTGTTTAGATATACAAGAACATTCGCTTTGTGTTTTGCAATGTGTCCTTCTGCGTGTTTTCTTACTGCATCAAGTAGCATTATTTTCTCCCTGTTTTGTTGTCAAAATAAATTTTCTCTGAGGGTCTACCATGACATTCATTGTTTTCATAGCAAACCGATTCATCAGAACATCAGTTCCCATTTCACTTCTATCATCAAGGCCGAACATGAACTGATAAGTGTGGCCCATGAATTCCATTTCTAATTCAACAACTGGGCGTTCATCTATACCACCACCAGTTGTTGCCTTATACATCTTTACAAGGTCTGTAGTAATTGTTTTACCGTTTAGTGTAAAGGTAATCTTCTTACCGTTAATCTTAATATCTTCAGCATGAAGAACTGAGAGAATACCATTACCAGTGTCAAACTTTCCTTCCATCTCTCCAAAAGGAGTAATAGATACCATTTCGTGATATCCACATTTTGTTGGAACGGAACGTCTATGATCTGTAGTTCTATAGTGTTGTAGAATTAACTTAGCAATATTCAAGCCTGGATTTGCATCTTCAATACCATCAGTGCCTGGCGAACTATTTACTTCCAAGAAATATGGTTGTCCTTTATATGGAATAAAATCAACTGCAACACAATCACCATCTACTGCCTTTGCAGCGATTAGACATTGACGAATTTCTTCTTCTGATAACTTGTATGGTTTTGGTTTTGCACCCTGTGAGACATTAGAACGAAAATCTCCTTCAATAACATCTCTACGCATTGTGCCAATAATTTGTCCACCAACAACAATTGCACGAACATCATATTCTGTTTTAATATATTCTTGAATAAGAATATCTGTGTCTTTGTCTTGTTTATAAAGAAGTTGCACGATTGAATCTAGAGCTCTTTCAGATTCAATAAACAGAACACCGATGCCTTTAGAACCTCTAAGTGTTTTAAGAATAATTGGAAACTTTGTATCTAGTTCTTCTAGGGCCTGTTCAATACTCTCTTCATTTGGAATCAAAACAGTCTTTGGTTGATTTAATCTAAAGTCTTTCAGTCTAACATAACTACGATATTTGTCAGCACAAATGCTGATTGTAGTTCTGCTGTTAATACAAGTAATACCAAGTCGTTCCAGTTCAGAAATCAAATCAAGCATACTGTCTCTTGTTGGTGTTCCACGAACAAAAACAACAGTATCAGACTTATTAATTTCTATTTCTTTTTTACCATCAGAAAGTGTATGTTTGCCATCATTAAAACGCAAAGAAACTTCTTTGAAGTTTGCTAGAAAAGTTTCCATACCCATCTTTTGGGCTTCCTTTTCAAACTTCTTCGCAGTGATTGATTTATCACCAAACTCTACTGTAAGAATAACTACCTTGTAGTTTTCTTCTTTCTTTTCTTCTGTGATAAAATTAGAAAAAGATATTGTCACTTAGTCTTCTCTCTTCTTACCGATATTATATTTTGTTTCTAAGTTCCACTCTTCTTTTTCTTTAAATCCAATAATTTTGATTTGAGACAGAGGAGCCTTTGGGTCACAAGTTCCCACCACAGACACCAAACCCCAATCTGATAATAGATTTGCAATCGTGTTTCTTCTGGCAATATCGTTTTCAGTAATGTTGGTATCTTTGCCATCAAGTGCAAAAAGTTCTTTAAAATGGACAATATAATATTTGCCTTGTTTGTGTAGAATGTGACAGGATTGATATAGAGTTTTTTCTTTGCGAGAAGCGACACCAATACGAGATAGTGTCTCACGAACTTTTAGAAAATCGTCTGGTTCTTTTATTCTTATTTCTAGCATCTTGTCCAGATGCCATGTTAAATCGTTCATTGTTTTCCACCTTTATTCAAACTATTTTTAATAGTGGTTATCTGGTCATCATTAAGTATCTCAAGAGCAATCTTGGCTTTCTGATTACTATAACCATAATATTCTTTTACATAGTCTAAGTTTTTTAATTTACTAGCTTTAACCCAAGAAGCATATCTTTTCTTAGGTCTAATAGTATTTAGTAAAAAGTCATATTGTAACTTAGAATCAAGGTGGTGTCTCATGTTCATCTCATTGACAAGCATGATGGTGTCATTAAATGGTGCAAGGCACTTATTAATGATAAAGGAAGAATACTTTTTCTCCCACATAGGATCATCTGAATCCATCAGATTTTCCTTTGTTTCGTTGATAGATTTTAAATAATCTTTTAGTTCATAACTCATTTAAAATTCACCTGTGTCATAATCTCAATCATAAATGCAAGCATATTGATTTCTTGATCGGCTACAAATGCAGATTTATATTGATAGTCTGCCACAGACAAAACTAAATGAGGGACAGTAGAAGGTTCAATCTCATCATATAATACATCATAGATTTTACGATATACTTGTGATGGATCGTTATCCATATTATTTGCAACCCATTTACGAATAGACTTGAAGTCTTTCTCTTTAAGGAAAGTAACCAAGTCCTTCATATTTGTTTCTGATACATTTACAAGAATACCAGCATCAATCATTCCAGTTACAGAGTATCTTTGTAATTCGTTTAGAACTCTTCTCCAATCTGGAAAGTGTTTTTCTACAACCGCAGCAACTGCCTTTGGTTCATATTGGATATTCTCTGTTTTAAGAACATTCTGAACTCTTTTGAAGAATTCACCAGCAAGTTTTGGTTTGTCGTTTGTTGGTATCTTGAATTCAATAACAGAACATCTGCTGTGTAAAGGGTCGATGATACGGTTCTTGAAGTTACAGGTCAGAATGAAACCACAATTCTTATGGAATTCTTCCATGAATCCACGCAGAGCAGGCTGTGTAGATTGTGGGTTCAAATAATCTGCCTCATCCAAAATCACGAACTTACGATTACCATCCATAGAGACAGTAGACGCAAAGTTCTTAATCTTGTTTCTGAGAACATCAATGCCTGATTCTTCAGAACCGTTAATCATCATATAGGTGGCGCCAAGTTCCTCAAGCATTGCCTTTGCAACTGTGGTCTTACCCACTCCAGGCCCACCAGAGAGAAGAAGATTTGGAATGTGTCCTTCATCTACAAAGGTCTGGAAAGTTGTTTTTAAATCATCAGTGAGAACACAATCACTGATTTTAGATGGACGATATTTCTCCACCCAAAGCATCACATCATTCATAATATATTCCTTCTAGTTTAATGTTTCATATATGAGTCATTAAGTGATTTAATGACTTGTTTATGATACATTATGCTGCTTCAAGAGCAATGAAGTATTCAATCGACTTATTCACATTAGTAAAATGCGAAATGCCCTTTGAAGATACTTCTACCTTGTAGTCACCAGCAAGAAGTTTTAGGTTTTCAACCTTAAAGAAATATGTGAAGTCAGATGGTGCATTGTCCCCAACCTTAATTGCAAAGTCGTTTGAGGTGTCATTCTTACGATCAGTTACAGTAAGAACAATATCTCCACCAGTAGTTCCTTTTAGAACCACATCTGGAACACCAAGAACCGCAGAGGCCTTTTGAATTTGGTCAAAAGTATCTTTTGTAAAGGTAAACTCTACATCAACACTAGGCATTGTGATTTCTGTTTTGGGAGCAGTCACGATAGATGGGTCACTAAAGAAGTAGTTCACTGAACTACCACCACCCTCTTCATTCAATTTTACTGACATATCCTTGAATTCTAAACTGGGTTTTTTGAAAAGAGAGAGTGCAGACAAAAATTCATTCAAGTCGTAGATTGCAAACTCGTTATTAAAAGTATCTGGGATAGTCGCCTTGGCAACGATATTTTTCATCGCAGACATTGTGTTAATTGTGTTTCCACTTTTTACCAGAAGATTCTGGTTAATGGTTGAGAAGTTTTTCAAAACATCTCTGGTATCATTACTAAGATTCATATCAATTATTCTCCATTGTATCGTGATTATGAAGTGCCATTATACCATAATGGATCACCTTTAGCAAGTCATTTCTGTTCTTGCCATCCTTTTTTCCGTATCGTTGACTATATTTTAAAATGTTACCGATACAGAAACCTTCTCCATGGCCCGAGTCCATGATGAATTCTGTTGCTTGAAATCTATTGTGG